CGTACTGCGTGATGTCCTGAATCTCGGTTACCCGCTGGGCGGTATAAAAGTTGCCGGCAGCGAAGGGCAGAAGTACATTGTCAATGGGCAGGAACTCTGCGCAGGGGCGTTTTTTACGGTCGTCGTACCAGAGTTTGATGTATTGCGAGCCTCCGAGGGGCAGCTGAGTAAGCATCTGCTCCTCTTCATCCCTGAATTCTTCGATCTGCTCAGTGAGCTGCCAGTTCATCCAGTCGCGTTTGCGCTCAGAGGCTTGGACTTTGTTGTCATTTACATCGCCCAGGATCTTGATTCGGGTCGGCCCGTCGGGCGGGAACATCTCTTTGATGGCTCGGGCCGCAAAATCCACGCAGGCCTCGGCCATAACGGGGTGAACGACCTTGGATGCGCCAGTAAACTGAGCTCCACCCGGGGCGTCGTTGCCCATTCCAGTGCGCCGAATGCCCTCTTCGTACTGCTCGTCGCGCTTTTTACGGCTTTCCTTGTCCTTACGGATCAGGTCTTGGTACTTCAGGGCCAGTTTCTGCAGGTCAAACGGGTCAAAGTCGTCTGAATCCGACAGGTTTTGGTAGAAATCCTCGTTCTCCATCGGCCCGTTGTTGGGCATTTTGACGATCGCTGAGCCATCAGGCAGCTCCTCAATGTCTGCCTCGGCCAGATTGGGCATCTCTACCTCAACTTCTCCCTCTTCGGTCTGAGCAGTCGGGTCTCCAATGCTAGGGACAAAGCGGTTGTACTCAGGTTCGATCGGAAATTCTTCAGCCATATTCTTTTTCCTTAGCGTTTGTCTTTATCGCTTTTGGCATATTTCATCCAAGGCTTATTTTTGGCTGACTCTGCCAGCCGTTTAATTGCGCCGCCAGTGGCGAGCTGCTGGACTTTGTGCCAGCGGATTAAATTGTCGTCTTTTTTGACAAGGCCACCCTTTTTATACGGCTGACCTTTGACTGCGGTGTCCTTAGCCTCAGGCGTAAACTCCAACATGTAGACCTTTTCGGTGATGTCCTTCGGGCCCTCTGCCGAGACACCTCGACCAGTTTTGGTCTCAGTCTCGTAAAACCGACCGCCAATCTTGTTGGCGTACTTCTCTAAAAATTTCTTGAGCGCTTCGTCGTAGAAAAACTGCATGCCTTCCTTACGGGGCTCATGAATTCCAACATCGGTCTTGTTCATCGACTTCCAGACCTTGTTGGTGATTCGCTCAACCTTTAACTCCGTTGGGTCGCGGAGGGTATCTTCTACGATCCGTTTTAAATCATCCCGTGTTTTAATTTCTTGGCCGGTTTTGCCCTTCAAAATACCTCGAGCCCTGGCTTCAGCCTCAAGGTTTACACCGCCAGCCTGGCCACCGCGCTGCTCTTGCGAGACGACCTTCCAGCCGCCTGAATTCTCTACTTTGTCCTTGAAGTTTTTATACAAACTGTCTGCTTTGTCAGCAAACAACTCTTTCATTTCGGCTTCAGTAATTGGTGTATCTAGTGGACCAAGGCTTTCCAAATACCGCTTGAAGTCTTCAAAAGTCTCTTCAATCTTCGGAGACTTTTCCCAAGCAAATACTTCGGTGCCCCAGCGATCGATGTGGGGCTTAGCTGAAGAAAAACCTACCCGCTCAAAACCTTTTTGGGCCGCATCGTGCAGGATGGTCTTAACCGTTAGCTCATGCCATGTATCTTTAAATGGAGCATCGGGAACTTGATCTTTGAACTCTTTAAATTTTTCTCTGATGTTGCTCAATTCATCAACAATTTCTGACAACTCTTTTTCAATCTTTTGCGCCTCAGGATTGATGTTGTAACGCTCTATTGATACCTCTAGTAAATCTTTGGCCCCAGCTGGAGGATTGGCTTCTACCTCAGAATCAATGCGTTTAAATAGCTGCCTCTTTTCGGCTCTTAAAACCGCTTCTCTATCCCTTGCTTTTTTGGCTTGTTGCTCTAAGTCTGCAAATTTTTCTTGCTCTGCTTTTCCAAAATATCCATAGTCCCTGCCGGCCTGATGCCAGTCGGACTGAATCTCATCGACATAAAGCATTTCTTTGCCGGAGGTGTCCACCCGTCTTTGAGTGCGGTAATGAGATAAAACATCCTCCTCATCTTCCCAATGACTGCTATGAAAAGATCTCTTGCCTGGTGGTTGCGGCATGATGATCTTCATCTCTTCATAGTCGGTGCCACGGTCAAGCTGATACTTAGAGTACTTAACATCGCTTTCTCTCATCAGACCGGTGTCCAGTGCATGCTGATTAGCAAAGGACTCTGCAATTTCAAGGCTATCGAATTGTGCCGGATAAACTCCTAAAGCCCGATTCCTTGTTAAGTACTCACCATTTGGATCTTTAACGGTAAATCCGACATCGCGGTTTCCTACGATTTCGTAACCGGCGTCGTTATAGGACTTGTAGTAGGGGTTGTCGTAATACTCGGTGTAGGCTCGGTCGTAAGCCTCCTGCTTTTTGTTTGCCTCTACAGTCTCATCGATGCTTGCCAAGATGTGCGGATCATTGAGCTCCTCATCGGTAAAGTCTCGCATGATCCGAGCTCGCAAGGCATCCGTTCCGCCCGGGTACTCATTATCAAAATCGGCCTCAATGTCTTCGGCCCTACTCTTGATGTAATCAGTGTCATCAATGACTTCGGCCTCACGGAACTTAAAGTCTCCGGCATCTGTTCCCTCAGTTGCCCTTACGGCTTGCAGCGGCATCCGTCGTTGCTTTGCGTAGACCGCGATAGTCTCGCGCTTCATCGGTTGGGTTATTCGAGCTAAGACATCCTTCATGCCGCTAAACTCAAGCTCTTCGTCGCTTACGCCGGCATTCTTAAAGTCGGCCAGCCACGCATCTCCCGTGCCTTCTTTACGCTTAAAGTTTAGCGCCGCCTTCTCCATCTTGGAGTACAGTCCCAGGTCGTCGGCTGGTGCATATATCTTCATCTTCGAGCCTTGAGGCTTGGGCGGAATCTCAAGACTCTTTAACCACTCTTCGGTGGTCTGGCCAACCGGCTTAATCGATGCGCCCACCGGCAGGTCACGCAGGTATGGCGCTACATCCTCAGCTGCACGGCCGATTGCACCCGACACCTTCGGCGCAGCCAGGATTGGGACGCCGGTGAACTCACCCAGTGTCTCGAACTGCTCGAATGGCGCCTTGCCGTACTGGTCGAGGAACTTCTTTACATCCTCAGTCGTGGGTAGGCCGGTCTCGCCTTCCATCCCGCGCAGGAATGCACCTAGACGGTCCTCGCCTGGCTGAGGGCTGACTGCAGCTCCAACGCCACGGCCTAGTGAAATTATGTCGCCAGGAAGGCCAACGGTTGCCTGCAGCGCTCCCTTACCGGCTGAGCCAAACGCACCCAATGCGCCCTGCACTGCCTGGGCTGGGGTCTCAAAGATCTCTCCGATTCTGGGCTCTTTCCTTCTGACGCCACGGCCAACCAAGATCTCTTTTGCCGGAGGCTCCGGCGGAAGGCCAGACTCGAAGAATCCCTCGAACTCAGATGCGCCGCCGTTAGACATCCTGACCTCGCCACCGCGATTAAAACGAGGCACATAAGGCTTCTTGTCTTCAATTGGAATAAATTCCTCAGGGCTGGTGTATATGCCCGAGGCATCATGCACGCTTGAAGGAAGAGCGAAACCTCCGAACCTTCGCTTTCTCGCGTCCACAATGTTTCTCAGGCTTTGCAAGATGGGGTTTACCGGCTGAGGCAAATTCTTCACGGCCCAATCAGCTGCTTCAAGAGCGCCCTGTTTTAACCTCCGGTTTTGGACTTCTTTGTTGGAATCCGACGCCAGATCAGATGGTAGCGCGGCAGTCTGGCCTGGATATCTCCTCGGGAAATTGACTTCCGGGTTAACTAAATCATCCAAGCTCATATACTTTAAAAGCTCTGGATGCGGCAGCGCAGGCTCTGATTCTTTCGTTTCTTCTTTTACTTTGCCGCCCTTGGCCATGTTCTTCTCGTGCCAGGACTTTAGATCGTGATCAACCTTGCCGCCCTCCGCATAGCCTTCCTTCTGCATCTTGGTGAGAATCGCCTCATCGAGCAGCTGCATCGGGGCATAGCCTCGGGTGTAGTCAAACTGCCCAGGCATTCTGCCTTTGGTCTCCATCATGGACTTGATGTAGTCGCGCATGATCAGATCCCTCAGCACGGGGCTGAAGTTCACATCCAAGTCCTCGCCGGTCAGGATTGATGGGAATGCTGGGTGTAGGTCAGGGCGCTGGATCACCTCATTTGATAGGGTAAAAAGCCTGTTGCCTACCGCCCCAGTCGGAGCATCAACTAGGTCAGGATCAGTCGATGACTTGATGATCGACTCATAGTCAAAGATTTGACCTTTCTTGCCGCCCACACCTTCGCCACCCATGACCGATGCCGCCACTGCTCGGCGGTCAAAGGTATTGGCCAAGTTCCTAAACTTTGGCGATGTGATGTCTACATCCGCTGGGAAGATTGGCCGTCCGTCCTTATCGACCGCGCTTGCCAGTCGGTCATTGATCTTGTCTTTGAGCTCGTCAGGCAAGTTTCCTGCCTTATTCGCAGCCTTGAATTCCTTGAGCAGGCTGTCGAAGACCATTTGGTTTGACTTGTGCTGATCCGGCTTACCGATGAATGTAGACCATATGACCTTGCCCTCAGGCAGGCGCTTATTCGCCGCGATCATCGTAGAGGCCTTACTTGGCTTGCCTACTCCCCAAACCGCCCCGACATCACGGTAAAACGGGTCCTCGAGCTGCAGACTCGAGAAGCCTGGGCCGCCAAGATAACCCTCGCCGACCTTGGTCCGATCGGTCTCAGTGATCATCAGGGTCTTACCCTCATGCTTGCCTAAAGCCTCAGACGCTTTGATCGGCGGCTTTTTGGCAGGCTGCCCTAACTTGCGCCCGAGCTCGACACCCTTTTTGACTTTGCTAAGCATGATCCCCGCCCCGTAGATGCGGCATTATCAAACCTGCCTCAAAGTCTTGCCACTCAGACTGCATACGGATTCTCCCGTTTACGGATACCCGCATCGATGTAGTCTTCCTCGTCGAAGTCGTCTTCTCTCGGCGGATCGATCTCGAGCCAGCCCGAGTCTCTCAAGAACCGCAGCGCCTGGGTGCAGGCATCCACAAAGTCATCATGCGTTGACTCTGGGAAGCTGCAGATCTGGGAAACGAATGGCTCTGCCCAGTCCCTGACATAGCCCTTCCTGACGGTGGATTCGGGTATCCAGACCCGGCCGCGGGCGATGATGTTGGACACGATGTTCAGGCGCTGGACCTTATCAGCGTTGCCTGGGTTGTAAGCCCTCACGGGCAGGTGCGCCCGCTGCAGGTCTTGGATCAGGCTGATCCCTGAACTCTTATCCTCGACCAGGATCAGATCCACCCGCTTGCGCTCCTTGCCCTCGCCGTAGATGGTGTCGTACTCCTCGATGACCTTAGGCCTCAGATCCGGGTACTGCAGGCGGTCCTGCCAGCAGTCGATGACCATGACCGACATTGGCCCGTCCTGCGGCTTAAAGACGCCCCAGGTGATGCAGGCGGTCGGGTCATTGATCGTCTTCTCGGTGTAGGCGCAGTCATAGGACTGGATGATGTACTCGAACTTCGGGAAGGGCTTGCCGTCTGGCCAGAGCTTGAACATCTCCCGCTTCACGATCCCCGACTCCTCGGGGTCGATGATCTCGGCATAGATCTCCTGCCGGCCAAGGTTTGTGCCCTCGTACTGCAGGATCTGCTTCTGGAAGTTAGCCGACAGATTGGCCAGGTTGTCGTAGGTCGAGGCCGTCCGCACGATCACATCGTCCCCATTCCTGCCCACCAGCTCGATGATCAGATCCTTCGGCCGCGGGGTGGTGGTGCAGATGATCTTGGTCTTCTTGCCCAGGCGGACAGAGAACATGATCTGATCCCAGGCCTCATCCAGGTAGTCCCAGGCGGCCAGCTCATCGCACCAGGCGCCATGGAACTGCGGGCCGCGGAAGCGCTCGGGCTCCGAGGCAGGGATGCCCTTGATCAGGCTGCCATTGGTCAATTTAAGCTCGTGGAAGGCCCGGTTGTAATCTGCCACAAGTGAACTGGGTACAACTGATAGGAGGCCCGAGTCTCCTTCAAAGCAAGTGGCACGAACATCAGAGGAAGTTGGGGCTCCGACGAGCCACCGGGTTCCAGGCTCGGTCCACGCCCACCAGCCAACCTGCTCTGCAGCCGTTCTTGTCTTGCCAGCACCGCGACCTGCCAGCATGAGCCAAATAGACCACCAGTCCCCAGCCGGGACAACCTGGTACTTGTGAGCCTTAGCGATCCAGTTAGCCCGCCATGCCCAAGCGACTTGATCTTCAGGCTTGAGCTGCTCGAACTTGGCCTGAGTCGCCGGGTCTTTAAGGACATCAAGTATGTCTTCCACTACCCATTGGCCTGCTTACGGGATTCCATGGCCGCCAAGAGGTCGTTAAAGAGCCCCTTGGCCTCCAGGCTAGCCTCCACCTTCAGCGGGTTGTTCTCATCCCCAGCTAGGGCTACCCGGTCTCCGTACTTCCGTGGCTTTAACTTGGATGCCGTCCACTTCCGGGCGTCCACCCTGAGCTTCATCCACTGGATATAGGCCCCATCAAAGGATGTATTTCCGTTCCCATCCGTCTTCTCCATCGGCATGGCATCAGCTATCGCCTGTATCTCATCTGCAAGGGTATCTGCCTGATCTTCCCTGGCTTTTGTGTACATGTCCGAAAACTCTGCAAATCGGGACAGCCAAAGGTAAACAGATGCCACGGCGGGCATGTGCTCGTCTTTACATATCTTTACCAGCGGCTCTCCATGGGCTATGCGGGTGCAGATCTCTGCGGCGAGCGTGGAGTCGTACTTTGTTGGGCGGCCACCAGGATGTTTCTGAGCCGAAACCGATTTGGTTTCCGATTCGGTTTCTTTTTGTTTGGTTCGAGTTTCAGGCATGACCCTTAGTCCAATCGATTGATCGGTAGAGTCTAAGGGTTCTTGGGATTTCGTGCCACCGATCGCCTTACTGCCCTTTTGCGTTTACCTCTGACTCCGGCTGCCGCCTTTTCGATAGCCAAGGCAAACAGGTACAGATCCCCATCCGTGAACCGAGCTCCGTACTTTTGATTCCAAATCAGATTTTGGAGGACTTCCGCTGAGACATCTATCAGCCACTCCACATCAGACTTCCTAGCTTCCACTGCCTCTCCTTCTTTTGGCGGGGGCCGGGCTGTGTACAACAACCGAACCCCACGATGCCAGGAATCCGCTTGTTTCCCGACCCCCTTACGGCTGGAGACTGGTTTCCCTACACCGCCGGGACGCCGAGTCGAACAGCATCCCCACCTGTAGCCCCAGAGCGGCTCGTGCTAGGTTGCACAGCCAGCCTCCATGCGTAATGGTCCCCAGACTTAACGGCTCCGGGGTGCCGAAAACCGAATCGGTTTTAATTCGATTCCAGTTGGCTTTCAAACTGTTTTTGAAGCGCCTGACTCATTGTCCGAACCCCAACAAGGTGACCGTTTGTCCAAAGGGTCCTGCAAAAATCCAAAAAGAAAAGCTCCTGCAAACTGTCCTCTTCAAAGACTAATCCTACCCCAGCTGCTTGATCAAGTAGGGCTTTCTTGGAGGGCATAGTGTCGCCATCAAACCTTATGCTCATTGCGCTTCTCCTCGATGGTAATGGTGTAGGCGGTGCCGTGCTTATCGACCACGCTGATGGTTTTCTTGGGGGACCGATAAGACCCGTCAGGATTTAAGTCGAAGTTAACGCTTCCCACGGAATCGATGATTCCCTCCATGTCTTGTTTCTTGATGTTCTTCTGGATGATGTGGGCCAGGTAATCGCAATAGGCAAGAATCATTTTTTATCCCTCAATTCAAAGATTTCAAAAGCATTGATAAAAAGCTCCGGCCAGGTGGCCTGGATCTTCTCCCGGTTTACTGAGTCAGCCCGAAACCAGGTCAGGGCCAGGGACTCCGCGAAACCTCCCAGGTGACCGTTGGCCATGGTGTTAGCCGCTTGGTGGTAGTCCACCGGCCGGCGCAGCTTAATCACATTAATCATGTTTCTCTCCTAAGCAAAATTTTTAGCGTCAAAACAAGTAAAGCTACGATCGGTCACTGACCTTTCCCATCTCGTTTTTATGTATTGATCAAATTCATGATCGTATTTTTTTGGTTTAAATTTCACCTGTGCTTTTTTAAATTTAAGACTCTTTAATGCCGATCTATCGTAGCTTGTATAAGGTCTTCTCGTCCACGAGCATTTCCTGATCGCTAAAATTACGGAACCTAAGGTACCATCATTAAAATACCAAGCCTCTCGAATTACTCTTAAATCTCCAGATTTTGTAATTAAGATATCTCCAGCTTTTAAATCATCGCGCCAATCTTTTTCTAAATTTCCTCTGATGGCCAAAACATAACCGTTAAAAGTTTTGCCATCTTTCTCAATGCGATTCATGTTGCCATCTCCCAGCAGTAAATCACCCCTTTCGGGGCATACTCGTTGAGATTCTCAGCCATATCTTGAGCCTCAAACTTTTCCCAAGAGAACCAGACGCGCTCGGCCTTAGTTCCCTCAAACCTAATCACATTCCAGCCTTTACCCATTTTGTGCCTCCTCAAGTACGCAAACTACTTTGGCCCGCTGGACTACTGTCTGCTTCTCTCCCTTGTACTCCTCGCGGCACTTGACCGTTGCCTTGAGTTGAAGATGGTCGCCCTCCCCGATCTTCCGAAAATCAGTACGGCCTTCCAGCTCTTCTTCCCAGCCTAAAACTGTCTTAGTCTTGCAAACAATCTTTTGGCCCGCATCGTCCCGGAAGATATAAACCAACATCGTGTCGCTTTCCCACTCAGGGGCTGGCACCTTAAACGACAGGAGCTTTTCCAGCGTGACCGTGAAGTCCAGGCGCTCCGACTTAATTCCAAGCTCCTGCAAACGGGCCTGCTGGTTATCGAGCGCCTGTTGATGCTGGGCAACCTTAGCCGCACGGTCGTCGATGATCTTGCAAACGGCCTCGTACTGGCCGGCAGTCAGCTTGCCAAACTTATTAAGCAGGACAGCAGCCATGCTCTCTAAGAAATTTTGTGGACCCTTTTTTGAGTCGGGGAGGTGGCCCCCTAGAAATTGGGCAACTTCCTCAGCTCGCGGATAGGTACGCGTAAAGGTTTTAAAAGCGTTGCGTTTGATGTTTCTAGCGATCGCGTCGTGATAGGCGCTCTCACTCCAAATTGCTTCACCCATTTTTATCTCCTCAAAATGGGGGCCGAAGCCCCCCGTTATCAGTACCCAACCCGTAGACCAAACCCAACCGCGCTGTCCCGCAGAGCTTCTAAATCCCGGTTGTAATGCTTGGCAAGTAACTGAATGCTCTCCTGCATAAACTGATGCCCATGATCGGCGTGGTTAGGGTGATAGGCCAAGTGGTGCGCTATTTCATGCAAAACAATCCAAGCCCGGCGTGCCCACTTTGGCAAACATACTTGTTGGCTCCTGATCTTGGCGCAAGCCTTTCTGCGCCCTCTACCATCAGCAACGGTCAGGTTCATATGCGGCGCGTACTTATCGCATAAAGCCTGACATTGATTTAAGGTTAGCGTTTCGGTATCCCAATTAAATTCAAGCGATTCCCACTTGTAGCATTTAGCCCGCTGGTAGTCGCGCACTTTTGTGTAAGGCATTTTGCTTTCTCCCTATCGAGCGGTGGTTTTGACAGAGAAGACTGCTGCGGTCTTGGTGTACTTGGCCACAACTTCTTGAGCGACACCGAGATCAGCTAAGAGCTTTTTGTAATCGACAGTCTTGCGATCAGCTTCGATGACAGTGGCCTTGAACAGATTGCCAACAAACTCTTTGGAGCCGCCAGGAGCGGTAGCTGCATCTTTAAGATCGTCTTTGATTGAGTCAGCCTCTTTGGTCAGGCGATCAATCTCAGCAAGCAGGAGACCTAAGCGGTCGATGTTGGTGGTGATGATGTCGTTGTTCATTTGGCTTTCCTTTTCTTTCCTAACCGGACCAATGTGTCCGTGGATGTAAATGTAAGGCCATCTTAGATTTGTGTAAACAATATCCCCTAAGTTTTAGTCGGGTATTACCTTGAGCCTCCCAGACTCGAAGAGCCAGCCAATCGTTTTGCGGTGCGCCATTTCCCAAAGGTCTTGGCGGTCTTCCTTGCTCATCTTGGAACCCTGGTCCAGTTCCATATGGCAGGAGTAGCACAGGGCCGCGATCCGGTAGTCGTGGGCCTTTATGGCCGTTCCCTTGCCGTCCCGCTGCTGGTTAGAGTGGGCTGCCACCACCGTACCGTCCTGGGCCCCACAGAGCTGGCAGGGGGAGGCTCGGACGACCTCGAGCAGAGGCTTGCTGCGGTAGTTCACCGGAGGGCGTTTTTCTGCCAGTAGCGCTTATTCTGCTCACCCACCCAAAGACCCACGCAGGCCATCTCGAGCTCCTCTGAAGGCGGGTTTGTTTTTAAGGCGGTCTTCACTCCGTCCTTATATCCGGCCTGATATTGATCGTTCATACGGCTTTCGACCAAAAGACTAATGGCGACTATTAAAAGAATTATCAGTATGGCTTTCATTCGATGTCTCTCAGCTTATAAAAGGTGTTGCCGTCTGCCTCTCGGATAGAGTCGATCTTGTATCCCTGCTTTCGCAGCCGATGGATGATGGATGACAGGCGACTAATTTTCATCCTCTCTGCCTGCCCATAACTAATCTTTCCCGTCTTAATTAATCGCAACAAGATCCGCTGCCTTTGCGATCGCTTGTTCATACTGGGTTCCTCGTTCCGCGATTAGCACACGGCCACACATTACGAAATGCATCACGCAATAGCACATCAGCGGTCCGGTGCCGGATAGCTGGATTCTGCTGAAGATATAGTTTCGCCATGTCTGTGACTTGACCAATCGTCACATTAATTCCATTTGGCAAACAATGATTGATATGTTGATGAGCATCGAACACTCCGGTGACATAGCCCATCACATACATTCGTTCACCGCCGCTTTGATCCTGCATCTTGGCGTAAAGCGTGTTGCCAGTTTCAAACTCTGCCTGCGCGGTTAGTGGGACAAACGCAAGAGTTACTAGCCACTTTTTCATGTTGTTTCCTTTTTAGCCAAAGTCTCTACAACCGAAATGTGCATCTTGATCTGCGAGGCAATACTTGCAATTGCTTGGTAGTCTGGTTTGTATGTCTGCCGGGTAAGCCGGCTAAGCTCAGTGAAGAGCTGATTCATTGCAACTAGGTGGCCACTCAAATCAGCGGCATCAGACACTTTTATCTTTTTCATAATTACCTCACTCTTACTTGGCATGTGTATGCCTGGGTGCTGTCTCGGAAAGCTGCCATGACCTTACAGTCATCCGTAATGCTTTTTTCTTGCCACTCCATACCTAGGATAAAAGCGATAACAGAAATTAAGATCCAGCCAAACGACTCTCTCCATCGGCTTACTAGCCAATCCCAAATCTTTTTAAAATCAAGCAAGTCTTTCATCGTTGTCTCCTCAAAATAAATTGGGTTGTTCCCACTTGGGCATCAATTCTTCTGGTTTCGGAGGGCGGATCTTTCTAATTTTTTCGATCATCACATGCACTCTTCTTGGAAATGGCCATTTCTCCGTTTTTGGAATGCTTAATAAAAACCGCTCTCCATCATCGAAGACATCTAACACTTGGCCCTTTTCCCCTGTCTCACAGACTAAAACCCAGTCATCGACCTTGATGACCGGCTGCGTCATAGCGTTACCTTTCCCTCAAGCCTGAGGTTGGCCTGCTCACTTCTCCAGATATCAACACGGGCCTGCGCTGCAATTAAGTCCCATCGCAGCTTTTCCTCGACCTCCACTGCAGCTCGTAGCCCCTGAAGAAGTTGGCGATACTCGTCGTGGGCATAAGCCTCGCGCTCTTGCGCCCCAATCGATTCCTCACAGCTTCTCTTCATCAGCAGGGACTTCAATGACTTCCTGTACTCCTCGAGATAGATTCGCTCCGCTTTCGCTTTAGCAAACTTCTGCGCGTTGGCAATGATGTAATCGACTGCCTTGTGTGGATCGCGGTCCTGGCTCATTCTCCTGGCTCCTTAACAGTAATTGTTACTTTTACAACTTCGCCCTTACCCCTCCAGAACGGGTTGGTGTCTAGCCACCCCTGAGCAAACTTACGGGTGCGAAAAGTCATTGTTCTTTCGGCCTCCCAGTACTTCATATCAAAGGGCATACAAACAAACTTTCCTCGTTTAAGTTTTATTGCCCAACATGTAGTCTTTTTCACTCTCGTTCCTCAATTTTTATTTTCAACATTCCCGCAATGTCTTCTGCCCAATAGATCCGAAGATCAACAATCAGTGAGTCATCGATGTAGAGACCGGCGTGGCCCATAGAATCCAAGACAGCCTTTAGTAAGTTGTCCAGGTCTCTGCGTCGGTTATCCGGCCGCCAGGCCTCGATCGTTACCTTGAGCTTTCCGATGGTTGTTTTACCCCTGCTCTGCAAAAAGACTTGCTCAGCTACTGCTGTCCGATACTTCCGGCCGGCCTC